ATGAGAACCGCTACATTCACCCCGCCGGCTCCGGTCATGCCGGCCGCATGGCCCGCCACAAGCCGTGTGAGACCTGTAAAAAAACGGATTCCCGATACGACAGACGGGCCGAAACGTATCGGCTACTATCTGGAACCGTTGAGGGGCATCGCCTCGAATCCGGACAGGCAGAGAATCCTGAAGGATTTTTTCAAGGAAACCTATGTATAACATTTAAAATTTTACCATTATGTTTTTTCAGGCAATCAACCAAATGATCACGGCAGGCACAGACCTGAGTATCAACATCAGACGAGTAAACAACAACCTGACGGTGGCCGTTGTTCCCAGACGGTCGGGGGTAAAGGACGGGGAACGCATTATCCCGCTCATCCTGAACGGCACGCCGGAAGAGCTGGATGCGGGCTTCCTGCAGGCCGTCGGCACACCTGTACAGAAAGCGCAGGGCATCCTTACCAACCTGGAAGCGTTCGAGAAGCAGGCGGAACAGGCAGCCTCACAAAGCAAAGCCGCTAGGTCAGCGGCGGAGAAAGAGTCCAAAGAGGTCCGCGAGAAACGGGAAAAGATGGAAAAACTGCTTAAGAAGGCGGAGGATGCCATGACCGGCAAACGCTATTCCGAAGCGTTGACATGGCTCAAGCAGGCAAAGATACTGGCACTTCCGGACAAACAGAAGGAAATTGACGTGAAGATGGCGGAGGTACAGAAAAAGGCATCGGAGGGAAGCCTGTTCGGCATGGAACAACCGCCAATGTCCAAGCCGCAGCCGGCTCCACAACAGACGGCATCGCAACCGGCGGCAGCCCCGGCATCGCAATACCGAAGCGGAGAGCAAATCCCGATGTTTTTGCCCGAGCAGCCGGCTCCGATTCCGCAACCCGTTTCACAACAGCAACCGCCCCGGCCGGCTGCACATTCAGGACAGCAAACACCATTTGCCGGACAGCCGCAAACACAACCCGTACAATATACTGCGGCCGCACCACAAGCGCAACCGGTCCCGCAACCGGCAGTTCCACAACCGCAAGGAATCCAGTTCCATCAACCGGTACAGATGCCACAGGCACGGATGGACGGAAAGCAATGGATGCAACCGGCTCCGCCACAGCCACGGTATGCACCGGTACAGGAGGCCGCAAGAACTCATGAGGAGCGTGAATACCTCCGGCAACCGCAAGAGGCTGCAATGTACAACTTCGACAAGGACTGCGAGGATGACCGGGAACTGCTCAGGGAAGACCCGTACGCGGAATATCCGGACTTCCCGAAGGAATGCCGCATGACGGACATGGCGCAAATGGACATGGTATATTGTTAAACCTTATAAAAGAAGAGAAATTATGGCACTTGAAATCAAAGGATTGCAGAGAATTTTCAAATTCAGGAAGGACTCTAAAGAACTGGTATTGAGCGACCCGGACAGTAGCCTGTCCGTAAACGAGGTGATGGACTTCTACTCCATGACCTATCCCGAACTGACAACGGCGACCGTCCACGGACCGGAATGGGAAGAGGACAAGGCGGTCTACCGCTTCAAGACAACCATCGGAGTGAAAGGATAAGCGTATGGACAAGAGAAAGAAAAAGGAGGACAAACCATGCAGACAGCTCTCAGAATCAGCCAAGGAGAATCTGGCAGGACTCATTATCCGTTTGGCCGGCCCGTCAGACATCCGAAGAGGAACATCGGGACAAAAAAGGAGGATACTGCCGCCACAGGGAAGCGTCATGATTTTCTGACAGATAAAATTCCTCCCCTCGCACTGGATTTCTGGCATAAGGACGGATATGACGGTTCCCCGGTCAATCTCACGACACCGGAGAATTTTGACTATCTCTACCAATCGGCATCGAACTATGCCGGACTTATGGGTATAAAGCTCCCTTTCCGATACAGGAAAGGGGGCAGCCCCCGTCTGAAAATCACCGAACTGTACAAGGCGATGGACGAGAGCGTGCCGGAATGTGTCAATCTGGAAGAGAAAGAAGGAAGGCTCCATTTCTGTCTGTTCCGCCATCACGACTGGCCGGAACCCGAGCTGTTCTGGATTCCCATCGACTTTACGGAACGGCTTCCCGTACCATTGAGGAACATTGTCAGGGAGTTCATCCGGCAATTCGTCCGGCATCACGGAGTCTGCAATGTCACCGAGGCGTTTTGCTATGACTTCGCCATAGAGGAACTGGAAGACTGGAAAAACCGGGATTCCGATGCCTCCCCGAAAGAAATCAGGGCGAACAGGCGGCTGGCGGATTCCTACCAGTCAGGAAAACGGGCGAAAGCGCTCAAACGGATGTCGGGAAAACCGTTCTGCAACTCTCTGGAAGAGGCTGTACGGAATTACCGGACCCAAAAGGGGAAGGAGCAAAAACTGCTGGAATTGATAAGGGAGGGCATGGCACTGATCACCCCGGAAAGCCCGGACCTCACAGACTACCTGTACGATTGGGCGTATGAGGAGGAGCGTGATTTTTACCCGGTGGGAATGGAAAGCCAGGTCATGCTGGTCTACTCTACCGATGACACGCTGGCTGAATGCATGAAAGGGTTCATGAACTCGGACTACCAAGAGACTTATGCCCTTACCCCGGTCACATACAGGTTCCTGACACCGGAAACGGACTGTCTCTTCCAAATGGGCGACTACCCGGAAAGGCTTTCAAAATGGCTGGCACGTTTTACAAAACATATAGCTGACAACTTCTAAAATGAACGATATGAATGAACTGACCAACAAACTGCAACAGGTGATGGTGCCCAAGGCGGCACTGATCGCGTACGAATACCGTGAGAACCGCTATGGGAACGGAATGCATTACCTCGAACTGCATCCTATCAATGACAGAGGCAGGATGGAGGCTGCCGTTCCCGTCACCTATGAGTTCATGAACGCCCTGGTGGAATCCTATACGGATGACAGGCGGAACGTGCCGCACGGGAAAATCCCCGCCAACATGCTGTGGTGTGATACCCGTAAGGGGCACGAGAGGTATATCTGGTACAATCCTCCGGGAAAACGGCGGATGTTCTTTGCCGGAAGCCTGAATATTCCTGACGGGATATTCCATGTGCCCGGCGTGATCTACATGGTTTCCGGTGACAGGCTGGACATTTTCTCCTACAAGGGGGGAAAACCGGTGGAAAACAGCCCGCTTTTCCTCGCCCCTTTCTTCAATGTCACGGGCAGCAGTGTCTGTCTGGGAAATGCCACGTTGACTCCCCCGGAAGACCTGACTTTCTCAAAACTCCTCGAGTATTGGGAAAAACGTTTCTGGCTCAGCGAGTTCTCCCATCTGGGAGGAAACAGGAACCCGACCGGAAGCAACCTGGTCTCGGTAACGGAAAAGGCACGCGCCAATCCGTTTGACGAGAACGAACTGAAACCCATGAACAAACAACTTAAAGACTTACTGGCATGAAAAAGATTCATTATACAGACAGGTACCTGCTCAATCCCTACCATCCCGTGACCGTCTTCGTAGTTGGTGCGGGCGGAACAGGCTCACAGGTGGCCACCGGCCTGGCGCGGATGAGCGTGGCATTACAGGCGCTAGGACATCCGGGACTGCACGTGACGGTCTTCGACCCCGATACCGTCACGGAAGCGAACATCGGACGCCAGCTGTTCAGCGGATCGGAACTCGGATTGAACAAGGCTGCGGCACTTGTGACCCGCATCAACCGTTTTTTCGGCTTCTCGTGGGAGGCAAAGGGGCAGCGTTATCCGCTGAAAGCCTCCGCAGACCGGGAAGAGCCCACCCTGGCGAACATCATCGTTACCTGCACCGACAACATCCGCTCCCGGATGAACCTCTGGCGGTTCCTGAAGAAACACCGGGAACACACTTCCAACAACGAGCGGTCACCCATATACTGGATGGACTTCGGCAATGCCCGGACCACCGGACAGGTCCTGATAGGGAACATCCGTGGCAAGATTCTCCAGCCCGTCTCCAACGAATACCTGCCCATTCCCCGCATGAATGTCATTACCGAAGAGGTACGCTACTCCACCATCAAGGAAAAGGATTCGGGGCCGAGCTGCTCGCTGGCGGAAGCCTTGCAGAAGCAGGACCTTTTCATCAATTCCATACTGGCACAAACCGGCTGCGACATCCTGTGGCGTATGCTCAGGGAAGGAAGGACATTCTACCGGGGAGCCTATCTCAATCTCGATACCCTACGGATTAATCCCATTCCGGTATAGACAACAACCGTCAGTTTTCTTTCATGCATGGCAAGGATGCATAAAAGAAAACTGACGGTTCCTGATTGTTCCCGCCGTGCGGTTCAGCCTTTCAGCCGCACGGCACTTGCCACTCCCTTTTCCGTCATGACCAGCTCGTACCGGTCCAGCCTTTCATAGAGTTTGCCCAATGTCTTGCATCCATATCTCCTGACCTTGAATTTGGGCATCATTTTTTTCAATGCGCCGCCGATCAGTGAAAGGGAAACCTCCTCTTTGCCGTCAGCCGCCTGCCGGAAAGCCTTGTCGAAATACTCCATGTCCCTTTGGATAAAAAATTCGGGAGTATTGTCCGAAACCTTGTTTTCCTTCCGGTCGGCATACAGGAACACGGAACAGGACCGTACCAGTGATACGGGAGTCTTATCCTCCCCATATCCCAGCACCTTCAATCCGGCTTCCCGTATCCGTTGGGCAAGCAGGCTGTAGTCACCGTCACTGGCTACCAGACAGAAACAGTCTGCCCGACCGTCACGAAGAATGTCCATCGCGTCTATGACCAGTGCAATATCGGTCGTGTTCTTTCCGGGAGCATGGGAGGAAGCCTGTATGAGCCTGAATCCATGCTCCCGGGCAGTTCCCTTCCACGCGGAAAGCGCTTTCCTCGTCCAGTCTCCATAAATTCGTCTCACGACGGCATCCCCATAACGGGAAACAAAGCCCATTATATCCTCCATCTTCTCAAAGGAGGCGTTATCCCCGTCAATAAGGACTGCGACGGCATATCTAGAATTGGTATTTGTCTTCATAACAACTGTTTATGAAACAAAGTTAGCATAACTTCCGCATATTGATACTCCCACGCTCATTTTTTCTTTCCGCGTTTCAGCAAGAATTCCTGTATTTCCGAGCTTCTGTAGAAGTTCTTTCCGTTATCGTCCGTCTGGTAATAGCGGATCAGCCCTTTTTCCCGGTAGCGGGCGACTGTCCGCAACGACACGTTGAGCAGCCTGGCTATGTCATAGTTGTCCAAAAGCTCGTCCCCGTTCATGAAATCCTTCACACGCCCCATCCTGTCCAGTTTCTTCTCTATGCGGTCAAAACCTTCCACTATGGTCATTATCATTTTCTCAAGCACTTCATTGTCTATATACATCATGGCGTATCTCTCCTGTCTTTTAAAGGTTATTACTGAAATACCCTTTCTTGTGCGCACTTTCGAGAGTATATGCCATCTTTAGTGAAAAATCTATGCCGGAATGCCGGTCTTAACTTAATTATAGATTGTATTCTATTAAGAATCAAACAAATAACATTTTATGATTTTTATCGGTGAATGGTAAGTGTAAAATTTTGAAGTGTAAAACTGTAAAGTCCGAATGTAAACTTTACAATTTACAGGTAATATCCCGCCTATGTTCTTAAAACCGGGTAAATTGATGACGCTTCCACACAAGGTATTCAACATATATAATTGATGATAATATTTATTTCGGAGCATTTTCCTGAAGTTTGATTCTGCAGCCCTCTGTTACATATGACGTTTAATGACATCTGATGTCATTTGACGACATCCTTTTGGAGGTGAGTATCCCCTTCCATATTTTCGTATCCGACAAAAAAAGTACAGTTTATGGAGTTTGTATGTATCGAGGCTAAAACATTCATGGAAATGAATGAGGCTCTGGAAGCCGTTGCAAGAAAAATGTGTGAAACATGCGGAAATGGCATATCCGGTATGGACGACTGGATTGACAACCAGGAGGCTTGCATGCTCATGGATGTCTCTCCCGGAAAGATGTTACAGCTTCGCAGAAGCAGGGCCATCCCTTACAGTTATATAGACCGTAAGGTGTATTACAAGCGTCAGGATATTATCCGTTTTATGGAAAACAATATTCACCGTATAACCCTTTAGAAGTGCTATGATTCAATCCCTGTTGACCAAAGAAACCCCGGAAATCATTCGTTTTTTCCGGAACATAGACAGCCTGTCTGAAATGCTGGACAAGCAGGAGGAGAAATTACGTCCGGTTCTGAACGGAGAACGTTACATTACGGATTGTGAGCTTGCCGAACAGTTGAAACTGACACGCAGGACGCTGGCAGAGTACAGGATAAACGGCAAACTGCCTTACTACAAGATAGGAGGCAAATTACTATATAAGGAGAAGGACATCCTTGCTTTGCTGGAAAGAAACAGGGTGGAGGCGTTTGATGACCGGTAATGTCCGTTTGGGAAATATCCGGACTTCAAGTGCTTCCTTATACAGTCCAATGTAAGATAAATGGGCCTAGGAATCTTTTAAAAACAGATTTTCCCTGGCGGATTTTATTGGGTGGATATATCAGGTTGGCGGGGTAAAGGTTTTCCACCTTGGAATCAAGCAGTGTTCCGCATTTCTGTTTCTTACCTGCAAAGGTAGTCTTTTGCCCCTGATCGAGCAAGGCGGTCCTTCGGACCGGTTGGCTGAAAAAATCATCCTCGCTTCGCTGCGGTATTTTTTCGCCAAGCCTTGCACAATCAGGGCAAAAGACAAACGGATGCATATAAGAAAAGAAATACCGGCTTTACCAAAGCCGGGCATGTTTAACCACAAAATAAAAAAGATCATGATTCAAACAAAAAACAAGTATTGCAAGGAAACGTTCATCCGCCTGAACTACTGGTATGACCGGATACACGGGCTTGTCCGGGAAGACATAGAGAAAGTGAACGCAATGGTGGAACACATCGAAAAGACACGTTCCGACCGGTATCCCCGTACAGGTGACAGCCTGTTCTTTATTTCCGGATACGGTGAACGCTCCCGGCCGTTCTTCGTAGATGCCGTGTATGGAGATAACATTGTGCTCCGGAATTTCTCCCGTGTCCCGTTCGTGTCCCGGGATAAGAAGGGTATCAAATGCGATATGCATGGCGGTGAGTGTGTGTTGGTAAAGGCTGGCGATGTAAGGTTCAAGGCATGGACCACCGGCCGTTTCAAGCATTGGGGGCATTACGGGGCATGTGAAAACGGGGAGGTTTACTACGATGCGAAAATAGCCCTGTGGGAATGTGGCGCACCTGAACAGCCGGAAAGCCGGGAATGGTTCAAAATCCGTATCCGCAAAAACACCCGGCCGGTCGGGGATATGTACACCGGAGAAATATCCTGCAAGGATGAGGATGGACTTAAGCAATTTATCGATGACCATGAAGGTTTCATATTCGCAGAAGAGGGTTCCCTGGAAATGGTCATACTATGTTTCAGGCACTCCGACATGAGGATTTCCCCGGAAGAATGGGAAAAGATGGACTGCCCGGTATCCGTGCGTGAGATATACGGACAGATGCAGGAAGTAAAGATTGTAAAAGACCATAAAACACATCTGACCACATTCTACTATTAACACAGGATCGCCACATTAAAAATCACCCTGCTTCCTGCCACATGCGGCAGGAAGGAAACAAGGGGATATCATCTGACAGTCTTTTCAATTCTTCTATTTATTATATATGGAGCTGATTGTTTTTCCCGCACAGATATTCATTCAGGTCCTTATATCCGGAATATTCATGCGAGAGATCACATATACGGATTCCGTATTTCTCCTTTAATGCCTGCACCGCATTTTTTCCGGCGGTATCATTGTCCAGACAGCAACAGATGCCGTCATATCGTGCAAGGAAAGAAAAAGCCTTCTGTAAGTTACTGACAGAATTCAACACTATATAATCCCCCTCTTCCAAGAATGGAAAAGCCGGCCTGAAAGACAGAAAAATCCATAAACCCCTCAAAAATATAGCAAATCCCGCTCTCCGGTGAGCTGATGATACAGGTGATGTCCTTGGGAGCGATACAAGCCTTGAAATACCTGTTCGTACCCTCCGGAAATATTAGGGAAAGTGATGGCAAAATAATTTTTCCCGTTCCGATTAAAATGAGCCTCCTTGCATACTTTTCGGGCCGTTTCCGTATCAATGCACCGTTCCTCCAGATAGGCAAGCAGTATCCGGTTGGCAAGAGGAGTGATTTTCAAGTCCTGAAAGGCGGGATACGCTTTTTCAAAAGGGCAGGAGACAGTAACCGGCTTCAAAACCGTCCTTTTATCCTCAATACACCGTAACACACGGCTTACATCCTGTGTCCGATAAATCTCCTTGGCTAATGTTATAATATCCCCTCCCTTCCCCAGACCGAAGTCATACCATAGTTCCTTATGGAGGTCTACCTTGAAAGATGCCTCCTTTTCTGTCCTGAAGGGCGATTTGTACCATACGCTGTTCCCACGCTGTATTACCGGTTCATGTCCGAATCCGGCTAAAAAATCAACAAGCCTGATGTTCTTTGCTTCTTGTATGTTCATGACATATCTTTTTCATGAATTAATTCACGATTAACACATAGGACAAAGAACCGCTTTATACCCGAAACAGACAAAACAGTGTCATCAGATGGCATCAAAAGTCATCAGACGACAAGCAACCTAATATAAAAACATGTTACCATATGATTTATCATCTCCATTACTATTTATGTGTTTTACATACACTCCTTAAATCATAAATCTGTTATACAAACTATAAACATTCCTCAAAAAGTTTGGTGACATTGGTGATATTTGATAATATATTAGGGAATTAGACGAAAAAATAGTAATTTTGCAAATCAATAATTATTGATTTATAGATGGCAAATGCGGACCAAATATTGTCTTTGATACGTAATCATCTGAATAACGATGATGCACAATTTAGAAAAGTTGCTCTCCAGATTTCTGCTGTAGAGGCAAAGAATGGTCATGCAGTATTAGCAAGAACCATCCAGGAGCTTTTAAGTCAAAGAAAAACATCTTTTAGTGCTTTAAAGCTTATTCCACGTAATAAAGATGTGGATGACTTATTGCTTCAAGTCGAGACATACGATTGCCTGAAAAATATGGTGACGGACAAAGCATTGAAAGAAAAGATAGAAAGAGTCATCAAAGAATTTACAAAGAGAGAAGAACTTAGGAAATATGGACTTGCCAACCGCCGCAAATTATTGCTCTATGGCGTACCTGGGACAGGCAAGACTATGACAGCGGGAGTATTGGCTAAAGAGTTGAATCTTCCTTTATTTATTGTGAGGACAGAGAAAGTCGTTACAAAATTCATGGGTGAGACAGGACAGAAACTTAGCCGTATCTTTGATTTTATAGATGAGGTTCCCGCAGTCTATCTTTTTGATGAATTCGATGCTATCGGTGCCCAGCGTGGAATGGAAAATGAAGTAGGTGAACAGCGCCGAATACTCAACACATTTCTTCAATTGTTGGAACGTGACTCATCAGACAGTTTCATTATTGCAGCGACAAATGCCATTGATTCGATAGACAAAGCGATGTTTCGACGTTTTGATGACGTTATTGAATATCGCTTGCCAGACTCCGGACAACGTATTCATCTGTTGCGTGAATATCTATATGCGGCTAAAGAACTTGATTATTCCATGGCTGCACCTCTGTTTGAAGGTATGAGCCATGCAGAGATAAAAATGGTATGTTCTGATATATTCAAAGAATCTTTGTTAAATGATGTGCCAATGAATATAGAATTGGTAAAAATGGTCGTTGACAAACGGAATCAACTTTGTCGTGAAATAAGTTGAATAAGGAGATAATATGCAAAAGGAACATTTTTTCTTAGGTAACCAAATAGCAGAACCCCGTTCTTTCACGCCAAGAGCAAAGGTTGTACCACCTCCTGTTATTCCTGAAAGGAACAGACAAGAACATGCTGCATTTATCAAGGAAAGCTATAATGCAGTCGTTGAATATGCCATCACGGCTCTTTCTGAAAGGGAAAAGTGTGGTTTACCGTCTGCGGATGGTGTGTATATAAACCTTGACATGTCTCCCAAATTGGTTCCCCAAAAGTTAGCCCAAAGTAGTGGAGCATCCATTCTGAAAATCTCTGAAGATAAAAGTGACGGAAATGTTGATGTAACCGTATATATCAAAAATGAGAAAAAAGATTGGCTGAGCAAGAAGGCAGACGAGTATGCCGATGAAAAGTATAATACGAAAACAGGCAAACCTAAAAATACAGGCTTGATTGAACCTATCAACGCCATTAAGCCGGCAGATATACATGCGCTCTATACATCTACAGAAGATTTCGACAAACTACCTGATAATAAGGCCTTTTTATTTGAGTTGTGGATAACTAAAACAAAGGAATATGACACAGTAAAATTATCAGATGTCTTGGATAAACTTGCTATCTTAAAAGCAGGTAAAAATCATTTGGATTTTGATGGAGTAGATGTTTGGATGATAAAAGCAACCAAACAACAGTTATGTGAATTACCGCTATCTATCGGTTATATAGAAGGAGTGCGTCCCTATCATCAGCCATCGATACTTATAAAAAATCGGAGCGAAAGTCGTGAGTGGAGTGAACTGATTGAAGGAGAAATCCAATTTGCGCTTGATAAAGACAGTACAAGAATAGGCTTGTTGGACTCAGGCGTCAACAATGCCCATAAACTGCTGGCACCTGCTCTTCCTAATGACAGAATGAAAAGTGCTATCAGCGTGCCGGATACAACAGACCACAGTGACCATGGTACAGGTATGGCCGGACTTATGCTTTATGGAGATTTGACAGATATAACTTATCGACATGGAGGTCCGATAATCATAGAACAGGACTTGGCTTCCGTGAAGATTGTAGAGAACGGTCATACAACAGATCCGGATTTCTATGGAGCGGTAATTGAAGATGCTATCTATCAGGCTCAGGCTATGGGGGCGTCTATACAATGTATGGCTGTAACTGATGGTACATCGTATGACGGAAAGTCAACGTCAAGTTCTGCGTCATTGGATGAAAGCATATACCATAATGGCAAGTGTGACCGCTTGGTGCTCGTTTCAGCGGGCAACATTGAGCCCCCTGAAGTAGATGCCACAAATTATCTGGAGTCCTGCAAAGCCAATGCTGTACAAAGTCCGGCTCAAGCATGGAACGCATTAACAGTCGGAGCATATACGGAGAAAACGATAGTAACAGATGAAAGCTACAAGGCACTGGCAGCTCCAGGGAATCTGTCACCCATGTCAAGAAGTTCGTGGAGTTGGAGAAATGGTTGCAATAAGCCTGAAATAGTCATGGAAGGAGGTAATATAGCCTATCATCCTGTTTTTCAAACAACGACACATCCTGATTTAAGTTTGATTACTACCTGCCAAGATTTGGCGGAATCATTGGAACAGTTCCATGCTACAAGTGCGGCTACAGCATTAGCGACACGTCTTGCGGCAAAAATAAAAACAGCAACACCAGCTCTTTCCATGTTGTCTGTTCGTGGCATGATGGTACATTCTGCCAAATGGACACCGGAAATGATACGTATCGGTAATATCAAGGATATTATACCTTTATGCGGCTATGGCGTTCCTGATGAAGAGACGGCCTTATTCAGTAATGAAAAATATGCAACGTTTATATTTGAAAATGAGTTAATACCCTATTGGGAAAAAGATGGTTCAAACACCTATAATCAATTGCACTTTTATGATTTGCCTTGGCCAACAGAGGTGCTGGAACAAATGGGAGAAGAAAATGTAAAAATAAGAATCACACTATCTTATTATGTAAAGCCGTCTCCTGGATATGCAGGAAGAAGCAACAAGTATCGTTATCCATCTGCTACGCTGCATTTCGACTTGAAAAGTGCAAGCGAGAGTATGGAAGAGTTTCTTTGCAGAAGAAATAAAAGTGAAGGAGAAAAGAAAACTGACAATGATACTAACAGATGGACCATCAAACAACAACGTAGAGAACAAGGTACTGTACAATCTGACTGGATTGAATGTACGGCCGCTGAATTGGCTTCTTGTGGGCAGATAATTGTTTATCCAGGCCAAGGATGGTGGAAAGAAAGGAAATTAGCTAATGTTGATAATGTTATCAAATATTCACTTATCGTATCAATAGAGACAACGAAAACTGAAATTTACGATGCCGTAGAAACGGCTATCAGTAATAGAATAGGAGTACAAATAATGCAAGAAGTATAGGAAATAAAGAAAAAATCTAATAAGCACTTGATTATTAATAAAGCATATACGGAAACACAACGTCTTTATTTACATCAGATACAAATTACTGTTTCAATGACACTGTAGGCAGAGACTATAGATATAAACAGCATCGTTGACAAAAAACAGGCAAAAAAATATGCATTAGTTTGCAGAAATCGAACCTTTTATTTATCTTTGCAACGTCAAAGAGATAAAGATTACAAGATTAGTCAAGAAAAGCGATGAATTTAGTGTGATGCTAATTCAATGGCTTTCATAAAAGATAAAGTAATAATGTGCAGTCACTCAAGGAGTTAGAATAAACCGAAGCAAAAGGTTCGATTCCTGGTGGCACCACTTTTCAAAAGCAATCGGAATGTAGCGCAGTTGGTAGCGCACTACGTTCGGGACGTAGGGGTCGGGCGTTCGAGTCGCCTCATTCCGACCAATTACACGATAAGTCACTGTTTCACAGTGACTTATTTCGTTTTTAAGGCGGACAGCCGGGACGAAATCGGGACGAGAAATATTAACGTATTTGTTTTTGCTTCCGGGCGAAAACAAATAAAAAAAATGTCTAATTGTCAGCAAGTTAAAAGTTACACACCTCCGGTGCTGCACACCGGCAAAGACTGGTACATTGACTTCTATGCCTTCTGTCCGGCCACCGGAGCCATGAAGCGCAAGAAATTCAAGCTCAACTACATTGATTCAATCAAGGAAAGGCGGAAGTATGCCAAGGACTTCATGAACCGCATATCGGAAAAGCTGGCTGTCGGCTGGAACCCTTGGATAGAGCAGGAGTCCGGCTCCGCATACATGCTCTTCAGCGAAGTCATAGACCGGTACCGCACATTCCTTGCAAAGATGCTGCGCGACGGACGCTACCGTCAGGAAACAATCAAGTCGTATTCCTCCTACCTCCGGAATATGGAAACGTTCAACGAGGAGAAGAAAGTGCCCATCACCTATATCTACCAGTTCGACAAGGATTTCTGTGTCCTGCTTCTGGACGAGGTCTACATCACAAGGGACAATACCGCCTTTACCCGTGACAATTACCTGGGATTCCTGAAATCCTTCTCCACCTTCTGTCTGAGCCACAACTACATCACCAAGAACCCGACCGAAGGCATCAGCAGCCTTGGACGGCGCGGAAAGAAGAAGATAAGGTGTGTCATCGAGGAGGACAAGCTGCAGAAGATACATGGCTATCTGCTCGAGAAGAACCCGTACATGCTGCTGGCGAGCTATATCCTGTATTACTGCTTCATACGCCCGGCAGAAATGACACGCCTCAAACTGAAAAACATCAGTCTGGCCAGACAGACCATCTTTGTCGAGGACACCATATCCAAGAACCGGAAGGACGGCACCATCACGCTGCCGACAAAGGTCATCCATCTCATGCTCGACCTGAAAATATTCGACTACCCGGGAGACTACTACCTGTTCTCGGACGGACTGAAGCCGGGGAAAAGGGAACGGACCGAGAAGATGTTCCGTGACTGGTGGGCACGGCATGTACGGAAAGACCTGAAGCTGTCGGCAAAGTACAAGTTCTATTCATTGAAGGATACCGGAATAACCAACATGCTCCGGCATTATGACGTATTGAGCGTACGTGACCAGGCACGACATAGCAGCATCCTCATGACGGACATATATACACCGCACGATATTCAGGAAGCGAATAGCCTGATAAAGAATTACGATGGTATATTTTAAAAAAAGCCCCTACTCTCACGAGCAAGGACTTCAAAAATAAAAAAAATGTCCGGTTAATGTGTTTATGGCTTCTCATACAGCACCCAATACGGCTGTCCTGCCAGGTACTCCACATGGTATCTGGCATCAGTCAGCTGCTTGGCCAGCTCCATCGGAGCGACATCGACGATATTCGACAACTCGTACACCAGTTCGACTGTGGTTTTATAGCACTTCTGCGAAGTGGCACCGATAGGCGAATAGTTATGGCCGATAAAATCGGCTATGGCTTTTTGCCGTTCGGCTTGTTTTTTCTTCTGTTCATCTTCCTCTGAATTCTGAGCATTATCATTGTATGCCCGAAAACCTATTTTCCTATGATTGTTCATAATCACTGCCCTCCTCCTTTTTTAAATAATTAGTAAGGAACTTGTTAAATCGCACCAGTTCCTCATAGCCTATATCATTAATCTCACCATCACAGTTGCGTGCATACAATTGATATCTCACCGATTTGGTTCCTCCACTACCTGTATCCACAGTCTTGGTGATAAAGAATTCATCATTCATGCCTCACCTCCTTCCTGCTCCAGCATATTCGCCTTCTCACTGAACTGATAAACGGAACGTACCTTGCAAATATCGAGAAAGAATACCGTGTCGGGGCATCCACCACTTATGACATGAGCCTCGATGCGTATAGTACAGTCACGTCCCAAAGGGGTAGCGGTACATTTCATGCGTTTCATCTTGGGGTGTTCGGCATTGATGCGGTTAACCACATCGCCTATTTCATGCTTGAGTGCATCCAGGGAAAGTTCATCCTTGATAAGAACATCTTTATACTTCTCTACATAATCAATAACCTTTTTCCATGCCCGGTTCTTGGGGGAATAGGTCTGCAGATGGTAAACAAAGAACATCATGCTTTGCCTCCTTTCTCATTAAAGGTGATGTTGACTGTCCCACCATTGACATAGATGGAAATGGATTTGTCACTACGTGCTGCACGGATACGTTTACGTCCGGCGCACAATTCAATACCCAACTGGGCAAACAGTTCTTGAACCTTCTCTGCGGATACATAGCGTCCGTGGGCGCTTTGATTTTGTTTTTTCATACTGTTTGATTGTTTCGCTATAGGCAGAAAAACGGCTGCCATTTCCCGTGTCGCGAAACAATCAAACAGTTGTCACTCCGTAGAGCAAAACAAATTGATGGGAAAGGCAGCCGCCAATTTCGTATGTATCATTTTACTGACGTCAGTAAAATGGTCTATGTATGGGCATAAAAAAAGCCCATTATGTCATGAGCATTAACCGCGCTCTGCGTACATGACTAACATGTTTGATTATTTCGCGTCACAAATATGCGGGTTTATTTTGGAATGGCAAAAGAAAAGCGGAGATTTTTTGTTTCTCCGCTTTTAATGTCACATTAAAAAGTTATACTGGCAGACAACCCACCTGGTGATGCTGACATTTTCAAGTATTTACCTGCCAACCATTCATAACGCAAACTTGAAGCATACAGAATGACAGCAGCCGCTCCAAAAATGACACTGGTTCCAGCAACAGCCACTTCATAGTCTTCGCTGTTATTAAAGAACCAGATTCCTCCACTGACGGCCGCACATGCTAAGGACGCTGTTTTGAATCGGGAAGATTTAATCATCATGTGCCCAGCCTCAAATTGTGGATTCCCCACATCTGTTCTCAATTTTAACGACTGCATAAAAGTCATTGGCTGTTTTTCGGCATTTGGATTCTGCCCATCGACTCTCTCCGGATGTCCTGGAGGTATTTGCCTCTCGGTTGTTTCTGTGTTTCTACGATTTTCACGTCTCATTTCCGGACGTTCTTGTGCTAAAACAGTGTTTGCCACTAAGGACAGAACACAGATTAAAAATAAAACTCGTTTCATATTCATTTATTTATAATGCCTAAGCTAATTCTTTATACCGTGTTCAATCTGAATCATCTAGAGCCTTCTACTATAAGTTACACCAAAGAATTAGATTATTAGGTTTGCTTTGAGTTCTAAATTCAAGATAAATAATCTCGATAAAAAGGAAAAAGGATGTGTTTCGAAAGACACATCCTCACTGAAATATACGCTTCATTATACAATATACCTCACCATAACTATCGCCTTCTATTGTAAATGGAGTTCCATGTTGAATATCATATCCTTGTCCCAATTTGCTTGTCCAAAAGCCATTCCTCAACTCACGAGCTGCATGTGTCCATGTTTTACTATCTTTTTTCACATATAACGCAACCTTTTGATATTTATCCTCATACTCCCAACTATCACACAATTCATACCCTTTAGTTCTAAATGCGTCTATTAGACATTCAATTTCCATACCTTGTTTGGCATCCTCAGGCCAATAAACAACACTATCCAAGGGAGGAGGAGTTATACTTGGCGGTTGCATCCACCGATCATTATAGTGACAAGCCCATGCAAGACAATTGTAATTTGGATTAATAGGACTAGTCAATTTAAAATTCTTATCAGTTGCCAATTTTGGGAAAATACCAATAATCCTTTTCTTAATTAACTCTTCAGTGCTTTTATCCATAATTTACATGCATCACTAATAGTAACGTTGGGTTTATCGGTTATTTTCTTCTTATAAATCATATTGAGTGCCCAAACCAAGTTAGAAGGCTCACGCTCCAACTCTTCCAAAATAAACGGAACAGCTTTTGTTCCCATATTCACAATAGCCTTAAAATCATTCTGTTCAATAATATCTTTCACTGAAGAAAGGAAGAAAGTATTATCCATCCATGAATTATAATAATCATAAAACTTCCTCTTTGCAATAAAAATATTATTTTCTTGATTATCTACTTCTTGAATATACTTTGATGCTTTAGGCTTAGATATGACAGCAGTTATGTCACTATATTGATCTAAATCAGCATACATAAGTGTCGGACTGCTAACCAATAGACCAGCAGCAATAGTCAAAGGTTTAAACCCATTTTTAAAGCTTACTAATTGCATAATTCGATTATTTTATCTGTGACATTACTAAAAAATATATCATTCTTTACCTCTCTAAGTTCCTGTAGAACCGATTGTATAGAACTAATATCAAATATGAGATTACTTTTATTCAAAACATCAATATCGAATATATAAAGATATTTTTCAGGAGTCTTATCTAAATTCTGATTAACAATAGAATAGACACCCTCTTTAATATCCAACATTAGTCTAAATCCATATTTAATTAAAGGGTATGGAACTCCATTCTCTGCTGATGATATAATAGTTTTAAAATAAACTGTCGGGTCCTCAAATTCGTCTAAAACAAATTGATTAATAAATCGAATAGAAATTCTTGTTATAATATGCTTTTCCAATATTGGAGCAAACACCATAAGATATTGACAAACAACACGCTCAAATTCATCCCATCCAATATAATCACGTTCATCAGTATAGGTTAAACTACCTTCTCCTATAGTTAATTTACATTTTTGATCTTCACTATAGTATACATAGTTAACCATTTTAGCATTGGAAGTTCCTGATATTTTAGAAACACCTAATGGAATTGATGACGAAGGCAAATTTATACTAGCTTCAATAGTATCATTCCTTTTAGGAAAATACTTACTTAATTGAGAATCACATTTAAGAAAATCACTCAGTGCTGTATTTCCCATTTCAAATTTCAATTGAAATAAAGCTACTTCTACTGGTGGTTTACTTAACTTCGGCCACATCTTTGCCATAATTATTTCTTTATTTATCTAATAGTTTTAATAGATTTGAAACAAAAATCCGTTGCAAATATAACGATAATATAATTATTGCACTAAATTTTATATTAAACTTTATAATCAATTTTATTTAGTACTCACTAAATTATCCCTATAAATAGCACCTATTTGTCTTTATACTATAATCATAGAGAACAACGACTTCATCTTTTTGTTTTATTATAAATACCATTTATTCTATCCGGTAGAAAGTTCCCTTCAGTACCTTGCTTAATCCATCAACATCTATTTCCGTCTCAATCTTCTCGCACAAATACTGCTTGTTGCCTATAAGAAACACCTTATTCACATCTGGCAGCTTATTGGCTTGGAACTGGATTGTGTAAGGGATATTGGAGTGAAACAGACTGAGTGTCGACAACCGATGTCCGACACTGTCCGGACAAACATCGTTCAAACTCAGAGAATACGGAAGAAAGTCCGTGAGTTGCGCTCCGGTCTTCTGCTGGTAGTCCGTAAAAGGATAGGCGTAATCATAGGCATGTGTCTGACCGCTGTAAGTTACGTTCTGCCGGTTGAACTTACCGGTATTGACAGCCACTTCCATGCGCCCGTTTTTTTCCTGCTTCTCCTTCAGTTCCACGTCACCGTTTATGGCCTCCTGGACATTGAAGCGCTCCTGCTTGGCAACAGTAGCCTGGTAGCCCACCGCGGGTATGTTCAATACCATGGAGGTGTACGGACGGGACAAATCGTAATCAGCTACAGAGCCATACACGCCGACATTGAACTGAATAATTTTAGCCGGGACGATTCCGAGTGAGGTCTCTACATCGGACGATTCCGGGTCACGGATTAAATCCGCATACAAATTGACTTCACGCAGCGTATTCTTATCATTTTCATTGTAGTTGATATAATACCGTTTGCCAACAATAAAGATTGTACTTTTCTTGTCACTGTCACCCATTCCGTTGTATGCGGTCAGCATTGCATCGTAAGAATCATATTCTTGTTTGTATGCAGCCTCTATGATGTCCCTTTCAATTCGCAGATAGCCGTCATCCGTATGGGAAGGCAGATTGTAGCCCACATTGCCAGTGCCCAAGTCTTTCTCATTCTTTTCATCTTCAATATCCACAGTGAACTCCCGTAGCAGGGAAGATGCAGGAATTATCTCCTTTCCGGATTCTGTAAAATAATCGTTAAGCCCTACGAGACTCACCACTTTGGTGCGTTCGTTGACCACTGTAACCGCACAAAGGAATTTCTCCAGTTCATCAAAGAATTCGGAAACAGTCCAGTGCGGCAATGCAGCGGCCACCCGGTTGCTGCTTACCGCGCTGCATACATAAACGTTCCGCAAGAAATTGTTATCAAAGAAGGAGGTATCGAACGTATAGCCAAAATGCCCCACTATTCTCTTGATGACTGTCAAAAGGTATGGCTGTACACATCGACGGCCATAATAGGGGCAAAGGGTAAAATTGTTCGTGCCGAACTCATAGATTGCATCGTTCTGAAGATTCTCCCATTTGGCTTCCTGATAGAACACTGGCAACCATACAGCTTCAATGTCGTCCACCGAACCGTAGTAGTTCACCATATTGGCAGGTGGCTGGAAACGGTTCTGATTGTTGTTCGGCCAACTGATTGTACCTAAATCAAGTTCGTCAATATACAGATCATCATTCGTCAGCAGATTAAATTCCGCATTACCCGATACGAGCTGTACCTTAACCAGTGCATCTTCTACTGAGAGTAAAACCGCACTGCCGTAAAGCAGGCATCTGGCGTCAACGATGAGTGTGGCCGGAAGGATAGTCTTTTTTTTCGTCACATCCAGTCTGTTCACGTGCTTGAATATGGCATGATTGGCAGGCATGGGGAGTTCTATGTCCAAGGAGTAATTGGAACTGCGGGTGAAATACGGATTCTCGGAGGTGAACGTAATGTTGAACCCTTCAGGAAGGGCGGCCAATTGCCCGTCAATGTATAATTCTGTCATTGCTTGTTGCGTGATTTATTGTTGTTCAACTTCTGATATTCTTTTTGTGCCTGGTTGATACCCCGTTTGCCGGTAACATAAGTTTCCGCTACCAAAGGGGCATCCAGCCTGTTTTTAAGCTTCCGCAATACGCGGGTACATTCTATCAGCATCGCCACCATAGCCGGGTCATTGGTCGTCGTTGTGGCGCTGGCAGCAGGTGCCTTGGCTGGTACGGTACGTGTACTCTTTCCGGAACCTGCTACAGCCGCTATGTCTTCAGCTGTCAGATTACCAACATTACCGCTACGCTGTGCCACGTCAATGGCGTCGAATATCGGTCGCAGATTCGGGTTGGCCACAGCAAAACGGTTGGCGACAAATTCATTGGAATGTACAATACCTTGCGGCTGATTCCAGTCACCGGACGGAGTAAAGCCGCCGGTGTAGAAATTGGAGATAAGCCCTTTGGCTGTCTCAAATGCGGCAGTTATCAGAGCAATCTCTCCGGCAGCTTTAGCTACACCTACGAAGCCGAGTGAACCTATATTCTTGATGGTGCGTTCGGTAACGGCCATAATCATCATACGTTCCAACGCATCAAGCGACATAGTAAGAATATTCTTCAGGAAGTCCTTGAGAGACACCTCGGAGTCCGTGAAGAATTGCGCCATGGTCTCTCCGAAGCCTTTCGCCAGGTCAGACAGTATGTCAAACTTCTCACGTTCAATCCGTTTTTCTTCTTCAGCATCTTTTTGGGCATCCTTCAGATTACGTTTACGCATCTGTTCACGTACCTGGTTTTTCTTCTCCTCACTGATTGCCGCGTCATTGAGAACCTTATGGTAATATACATCTTGCAGTCTGCGCAGCTCATTGAAATACTCCTCCTCGGAAGTCCTGTTTTCATAATGATACATGGCGGCAGCTTCCACCTGCATTTGGTACTCTTTGTCCAAACGGGAAAACGTCTCTTCTGCCTGCTCCTTACGGCGTTTCTCTTCATCCTTGGCAGACTGTTCATCAAGCCTGCGCAATTCATCACGCGCCTTTATTTCCGCATCAAGTATTTGGTCATTGATACGTTGAATCTCTGAAGGCTCAAGCCCCTTGACCTTCAGCTTATCGTTGAGCAGTTGTATTTCTGCATCCCGCATCTGCTTGTTGTATTCTTCCTGGGTCATCTTATCGTCAGCGAGGTACTTCCGTTTGATGTCAGCGATACGTCGGTAGTAGTCGGCTTCAGCTTGGGCGAACTTGTCTTTGGAAGTGTTATTTTTATCGCAGGTACAAGGTTTGTTTCCACATATCGGACATTTTCCACCGTCATTGCCTCCGGTGGGATTGTTTTTAGGAGTGTTCGGATTCAATGCTTTCCATTTTTCTTGTACCAGTTTCTTATAACGTGCAGTTAAAGATTCAACAATCTCTTCTTCTTGGGAAATCTTGTTGCGAACATCCTCGCGAGCCATCGACCCCATCGGTGAATTGTCACTCAATGCCGGGGATTTTTGAAGGCGCATCAGGTTGATCCGGTGCTTATCCAGTTCGTCGGCAACCTCTTTTAATTCGATATTGGTTGCTAATACAGCATTATATCGGTCAAGTGCCTCTGTGTTTTCATTGATGATTTTGCCCTCTTTATCAATCTCTGCATTATAATCCGGAATAATAGCCTGCAATTGTACAATTGCCTTTTTACGTTCAAAATTGGAAAGATTATTATTGTGTATTTTGGTGGTCAACTGTTCAATCAGTGATGATTGACGCGCATATTCATCATTTGATTTTTCTGTAATTTTCTCATTGACTTTATTTAGGTCGTAATAAGCTTTGGTGCGTTGTGTCAGTTTGTAGGATGCGGTAGCTGCTGCAAGAACTAATGTAACCAGTAAGCCAATCGGATTGCTGGACATAATAGTCCAAGCTGCTTTCAGCGATTTGGCAGCCAAATCAACGCGCCCGTGTAAAACCTGCACGGCAGCGGCATATAAATAAGTGGCGGTACGTAGTGATTTAAGTAAAACAGAATGTCCTTGCATGAGCATTGATAATTTACGCAAGTTTCCAAATGATGTCACTGTATAACCAGACAATGTATTCATTGATGCGGCATAAGCCAAATTGAGAACTGTCGCAATTTTGGTAAGTGAATTCCAAATAGAATACCATGCTGTAATTATCTTCAGCCGGGTAGCATATACAAGCAATATCGTACTAAGCCACAATACAGTACCACCCCATTTGTTGCACCAGTCAATCAATCCCGGCAAATACTTGAGCACATTGGTCAGCATATTCGTACTCACCGTCAGAGCCGGATTCAACTTCTCGCCAAGGTCAATGGCTGCCAGCTTCATCTTATTACGTGCCTGCTCCAGTTTGGCCTGTGCAGTATCACTGTTTATGGCCGCCTGCTCATACGCCACATTGGTACCGGTGACGGCAGCGGTGAAGTCTTTCACCATCTTCGTGTTCTGAAGGATTACGGATGCGGTATTGTAGCCTTCCTCCCCGAACATTTTTTTGATGGCGCCTGCGTCCATATTCTTGTTCTTCAGATTCTCCAGTGCCTTATCCAACCCGACGATTTTAGGGTTGGTCTTGTCTGCCCCAGTCTGAAGAACCAGAAAGAATTTCTTCAATCCCGTTCCGGCCACTTCATCCTTTATACCCCGATAGGCAAGCGTTTCAATCAATGCGACCGTCTGTTCAATGGGAACATTGGCCGAAGCCGCTGCGGTACCTGCATTCCGGATAGCCTTTGCCTGGCTTGCGATATTGGCGGAACCTGCCTGGGAGCCGGCAGCCAATACATTGGTAAACCGTCCAGCCTGGTCTGCCGCTGCCCCATATTGGTTGAGTGATAAAGTAAGTGAATCAACCGCTTCGTTCAGGGTGATGTCTTTGGCTGCCGCCTGCAATCGCATGGCTTCCTCCGTAACAGCCTTGAGCGCCTCCTTGTCTCCCAGCAGTTCCGGTTTGGCCGAACCGACCAGCATGAACGCATCCAGGATTTCGGCTGCCGACTGGCGGACACGCAAGCCCTCTTTTGTCAT